TATGGGAATGAATGATAAACCTACTATGAAAATAAACGAACACGGCACTAAGTTATGGACTTTGAATGGAGAACTACACCGTGAAGATGGTCCCGCTATTGAGTGGTGTCATGGTGATAAAGATTGGTACTTGAATGGTAAACTGGTAACTGAAGAAGAGGTTATGGGTAATAAAGAAACTAAAGATAACGTAAACAGTCCAAGTCACTACAACCAATCAGGTATAGAATGTATTGATGCTATCAAGGCTTCTCTTGGTAATAGTTATCAAGACTACTGCAAAGGTAACGTGATGAAGTACCTTTGGCGTTATAAGTACAAGAACGGTATTGAAGACTTGAAGAAGGCTCAGTGGTATCTTAATTCAATGATAGAAAGTGTGGAATAACAATGTTAGTAGAAACAATATTTATGGCTGTAACCGTTACTTTACTAGGCTACATTGCATATACTCAATATAAGTCACATATCTTAAATGAGTTAACTCTTATAAGTCTAATATCTTTTTTAGAAGAACTTGAAGGGAATAAGGATCATGGGAAAGAGAAGTTCCTACACTAGACGGGATAGAGATGCTTACTTTACACCAATTAAAGCTGTAGAGCCTCTTATTGACCACCTACCGTACCAAGGGTTTAAATACTTAGAACCTTGTGCTGGTGATGGTAGACTTGTGAGCCACATCTCAGAACTTACTCAAGGTTCTGGGGTGTGTACTCATAAGAGTGATATTGAGCCTCAAGCAGATGATGTTAAGAAGTACGATGCAATGCACCTTCTAGCTTGTAAACCTTTAGACTTCTGCATAACTAATCCACCTTGGGATAGAAAGTTCTTGCATCCCTTCATTGAGTGGTATAGTGTTCAGTTACCCACTTGGTTACTATTCGATGCCGATTGGATGCACACTAAGCAGTCAGCAGAGTATATGACTATGTGTAAAAAGGTTGTATCGGTTGGAAGGATTAAGTGGATAGAAGATAGTAAGAGTGTAGGTAAAGATAACTGTTGTTGGTATCTCTTTGATTATCACCACAGAGGGCCAACAGAATTTTATGGGAGATTACTTTGATTAGAGATATGGAACCAGAAGAACGAGGTCGTGCTGCTGAAAGGTCTCGAATTAACCAAAGGTTAGACTACTTCAAGTTCGTAGAGTCTATGATCTTGACTAAAGGTTCTGACCGACTGCTAGAGAATACACTAGGTCTCGTAGGTGAGGCAGGTGAGGTAGCTGAGAAGATCAAGAAGAAAGTACGCGATGGAAATATTGATCTTGAGGGGTTGCAAAAGGAATTAGGTGATGTTATCTTCTACTGGTATGCACTACACGGTGCATTAGATTTAGACCCAGAAGTAACAAAGACTATGAACATGGATAAGTTAAACTCTCGTAAGGAACGAGGGACACTACAAGGGAATGGAGATAACAGATGAATTGGTTCTGGCGATACATGAACTACTTGGCTACTTGGCGTTCACATAGACGTACAATAAAACAACTAAATAGACTTACTGATCGTGAGTTGAGTGATATTGGTATTAACCGTAGTGATATAGATAGACTGATATGGCTAGGTGAAGATAAGACAATGAGAGGCCGTGGTAATGATTAAGTATCCATACTCACACGCGGTAATAGCTGCATTAGTATCTTTAGTAACCCTCTCTCCAACAGTGGGGGTTGCTATCTACTGGATGAGGGAGATAACAGACCTAGAGAAAGTCTACGATTGGAACTGGAGTTTCTTTGATTGGAAGGGTTTTCTTTGGCCTACTCTTACTGTTGGACCTTTTGCTGCTGTTGAGCTTTACTTTAAATACCAATACCTGATAGGGATGATTAGATGACAAATAATGTACTACCAACTGACTACCAAACATTCATTGCACTATCTCGTTACGCTAAATGGTTAGACAAAGAGGGACGCCGTGAGACATTCTCTGAGACTGTTGATAGGTATATGATGAACGTGGTTGATACCAAACTAGAGCCTCTGAATGGCAGAGACAATGATATGCAAGGGGTCTCCTACGAACTACGACACGCGATCCTAGACCTTGCGGTGATGCCTTCTATGCGTGGTCTAATGACAGCAGGTAAGGCAGCTAACCGTGACAACACCTGTATGTACAACTGTTCATACCTACCTGTAGATGACCCTAAGTCTTTTGATGAGGCTATGTTCATCTTGCTGTGTGGTACAGGTGTAGGGTTCTCTGTAGAGCGTCAGTTCATTAGCAAGCTACCAGATGTACCTGACCAACTGTTCGTGAGTGAGACTACTATTGTTGTAAAGGATAGCAAAGAGGGTTGGGCTAAGGCTTACCGTCAACTGTTATCTTTGCTTTGGGCTGGAGAGATTCCTAGATGGGATGTATCTAAGGTACGACCTGCTGGTTCTAAACTAAAGACATTCGGAGGAAGGGCATCTGGTCCTGCACCCCTAGTAGATTTATTCCAGTTCACCATAAATACCTTTAAGGGTGCTACAAGCCGTAAGCTATCCTCTATTGAGTGCCATGACATCATGTGTAAGATAGGTGAGGTAGTTGTAGTAGGTGGTGTTCGTAGGTCTGCTATGATTAGCCTTAGTAACCTATCTGATGATCGTATGCGACACGCTAAGTCAGGTATGTGGGGGGAGACACAAGGGCAAAGGGCATTAGCTAACAACTCTGTGTGCTACACTGAGAAGCCTGATATGGAGACCTATATGCGTGAGTGGCTTGCCCTAGTAGAGAGTAAGTCAGGTGAACGTGGTGTATTCAACCGTAAAGCAAGTAAGGTACAGGCAGCTAAGAATGGACGTAGAGACCCAGATTATGAATTTGGAACTAACCCATGCTCTGAAATCATCCTTAGACCCTATCAGTTCTGCAATCTAACAGAGGTGGTAGTACGGGCCACAGATACTATTGATGACCTAGAGCGTAAGGTTCGTCTTGCTACTATTCTAGGTACTATACAATCAACCTATACTCACTTCCCATACCTACGTAAGATATGGCAACGTAACACAGAAGAGGAGCGTCTACTTGGTGTAAGCCTAACAGGTATCATGGATAACCCATTGATGACCTCATCTAACAAAGGATTGGAGAAGACCCTTGATCATCTTCGAGGTGTGGCTGTTGCTACTAACGCTGATTGGGCTGATCGCCTTGGCATATCTATCTCTACGGCTATTACTTGTGTTAAGCCCTCTGGCACAGTTAGTCAACTGGTTGATAGTGCTTCTGGTATTCACACCCGCCATAGTCCTTACTATATTCGTACTGTACGAGGAGATAACAAAGACCCTCTGACTCAGTTTATGAAGGATCAGGGTATCCCTAGTGAGCCTTGTGTGATGAAGCCAGAACAAACTACAGTATTTAGCTTCCCTGTGAAGTCACCTCAAGGTGCTGTAGTAAGGGATGACGTATCAGCTACGGAACAACTAAAGACTTGGTTGGTATACCAGCGGAATTGGTGTGAGCATAAACCTTCTGTTACTGTGTCAGTAAAGGATGATGAGTGGATGGATGTAGGTGCTTTTGTCTATGAGCATTTTGATGAGATGTCTGGTGTATCATTCTTACCGCATGACGGTGGCTCCTATCAACAGGCTCCCTATCAGGAGTGTGCTGCTACAGACTATCATATCTTACTAGATGAGATGCCTGACTCTATTGATTGGTCTAAACTATCTGAGTACGAAGAAGAGGATAATACATCAGGTATGCAGACTATGGCTTGTTCAGGTGATAGTTGTGAGATTGTTGACTTGACATAACCTAAACTATGCCGTAAAGATCATAAGTGACCCTGTGGTAATCATGGGGTCACCACTAACTCAGTTATCTTGGAGAGGAACATGGAAGATAAAAAAGAAATTGTAACATTTGATAACTTAAGTGAATCTCAGTATTACGGCGTCATTGAACATAAGCGTAAGATGAAGTTAGGTCTAGAGTATATGTTGCAACGAAAACACGAAGATGAAATGATTAGTTACTTCTTAGATAACGGAGGTCAAAGGTAGTACATGAAAGCAAAATACATAGATAACATGGGTGACGATCTTTCGGTAGTCAATGCAGCGAAAGTGTCCTTTGGTAAGCGTAGTAAACTTGTCTGTGTTCGTGGGTGTAAGGGTCCAAATGTTCCGTGTACAAAAGAGTGTGCCGACAAAATGGCCCTATCCAAGCAAGACCAAGGGTTAATACAGTTCCTTGCTAGAGGCTGTACGTCTGGTGATTGGGATAAACTTTCGGATGTCGTTAAAGGGGATTGGTCTGAAGGAAAACCCGAAACTGTAGAACTCATTGAGTCAACCTTAAACCACATCCGTAAGATGCCTGCCCATTGGTCGCCCTTTGCTCACACAGCTATCACGTTGCACTTAAAGATGCCCATCTTCGTAGCACGTCAGATTATGAAGCACACCACAGGCATTGAGTACAACGAGATTTCTCGGAGGTATGTAGATAGTGATCCTGAGTTCTATGTGCCTGACGTGTGGCGTAAAAAGGCTGACAACGTGAAGCAGGGGAGTTCTGATGAGTCTGTTGTTGAAGAGTTGTTCCCTGAACAAGAGAATCCTAACCTGTGGAGTTACATGCTTTCCCCAGAGGAGGCTTACAAAATGCACGTTAGGTCTAGTGAGGAGTTGTACAGTATGATGATTGCCAATGGTGTAGCACCAGAACAGGCTAGGGTGATCCTACCACAGTCGATGTATACTGAGGTGATCGCTACTGGTAACTTGTATGCTTGGGCTAACCTGTACCTCCAACGCAGTGATAGTCATGCACAGAAGGAGACACAAG